CTTCTTTAGTGTATGTTAAACAATCAACTTAAGCAGGAGTGGCATCCACCGTGAAGATGGAAGACAAATCTGCGTAAGAAGTAGCGTCTAAAGGACGAGGTCCCATCTTTTCCATTGCTGAAAAAGTAACGGTATAGGTTCTAGGGTCTCCTTGTGCAGTACCCCAAGATTCAGCACCTGCATTAGCATCGGCACCATACTCCTCACCTAGTAACCAAAAGTTGTCGTTTCTGTCCCAAACTACGACTCTCCAACGACCTTGTACTAAGGTATTGATGTCGGTAAAGTCAACCTCGGGACTTGCTTGTGCTTTTGGCTTCCACACCATGGTCAAAGTTGACTCATGAAACGTGGTTCCGTTTTCTCGAGATGAAGTAATAGCATCTTCAAATGAACTGCTACCTTTCAATTCCCAAAAGTGACCCGTTACTGCAGTTGCACCGCTATCTGCGATTGAGGTAACTAAACCATCGGCATCTACGGTAATCACATCACTCCAAACGAATGGGATAAGGAACACCCCTTGAATACCTCCAAGGTACTCCTTGCAGGGTTCTAATCTTGCGTCTATAGTATTACAAGCCATTTCTTATTTTACTTTAAAGGGGTTATACTAAAATTAGGATACGTTCAATACAACTTGCTGAGTTGGGTTGGTTGCTAAAAGACCACCCGTGAATCTCATGATTATTCTCACGTTCTGAGAACCATCAATATCAGCCATGTCTATCATCTTAACTTCATTGAAGTCAGAAGTAAGACCCGTACCGAAGTGTAAGTCAGATTTCAAACCAAGAACGCAATCGTAGTCAGTCAAACCACCACACATTGTAACGGGAATTCCTTGGAAGTTCATTGGCTTCTCCCCAACGTAGAATTGGAAGTTGTAGTTACCTGCAGATAAAGCGGCTTGATACGCCTTCATTGTGCTAGGTCCTACATAGAATTGGAATCCTTCTTTACCATATAACTCGGCAGGAGATGCATCAAGCATTCCTTGAAGACGAGTCACTACATTCGATGCAGTAGTAGCACCACTTGCAGTTTCGGTGATTGCTGAGTTGTCAAGTAGGTATCCTACTAACCCCTCATCTGCAGTACCGTTGTACCATAAAGTCGTTTTCCATATACCTTTTTCTACTTGGTCAGCAACTTGTGCGGCAGTCTGTGCTAATACAAACTCCTCAAACGTTGAAGGTAGGTTGTCAAAAGCAGAGAATCCCATGTCCATTGCTTCCCATGTTTGATGAAGGTTTTTCTTACAAAGAGTCAAGTTCACTTGCTTCTCAGTTGTAGTTAAAACGTACTCATCTAAGGTTACGCTTGAGTTGTCAGTAAAGTCACAAGTTGCGGCATCAATACTTACGCTAGAATCGTAGTTACGAATAACCTCCTTGTACTTCACATTTGGGTGGATAGTGATTAACTCCTTTGCTAAGGTGTCACCACTCAATAAAGCGGCGGCAATATATTTGCCCGTAAACTCACCTGCGTAAGTGTTAGAACTCAAAGTGGGTCCGCTAAGTTTTATGTCTTTTAAGTTTGCCATTGTCTTATGAGAATAATTGGTTGAATACTCTGTCTTTAATTGTTTCTTGTCTTTTAGCCCCTATCTTAAATTGAAGTTTAGAACGCTCGGCTCCTGCTTCGGGAGAATGCTTAGTTCGTGGGCTTTCTTCGAACTTCATTCTTTCTTTTAATTCTTGGTTCTCCTTTTCAATAGCAGATAACTTAGTTTCCAATTCTTTTAATTGCTCAGAATACTGAGTTTCTACTACTGTGCTTTGAATCGTTTTCTTAGGTTGTCCCATTTCTTTTTTCTTGTCATAACCCATTTCTTCTTCTTCCATAGGTTTTTCCATTTCTTGTTCCTTCTGTTCTTCTTGTTCTTGCTCGGTCATAACTTGCTGAATAACTGAGTTGCTATCCACCACGATTTGACTGCCGTCTTCAAGTAAGTAAGTTCCTTCGGGAACGGGAACCATACCATCTGCGGTTACGATATTTACCGCCTCACCAACTCCGAAGTTTTCACTATCGAAAGTGGCTTGACCATCTTGGGTTTTTTTCTGTGCTAATTCAACCTCAACGGGTTCATTAGCAGGTTGCTCTTTTGACTCAGAACCTAATCCAAGTACATTGAGAACCTTTTCTAGAGTTTTTTCTGCACTCATACTACTAAAACTTAATTGTTATTATTTGTTAGATTTTTGAAGATATTCTTCTTGGATGATACTTACTACCTTATCGAGTAAGATATTCGCAGAGACATCGTTTAAATGCGGTTTATCTGAGGATGCTTTGACTTGTGACTTGTCTGCAAAGAACCCTTCAATCGAAAATCCTTTGACTAATCCCGTCTTTACATACTCATTCCATATCTCATCGTTCTCAACTTTCATGGTAACCATCCAAGTACCTACGGGGTCGCTCATGTCGTAAATTGCTGACTTGTCTTTTTCCATGTCTTCCTTTATCCATGATTCAACAAGCCCAAGACCTTGAACCTGCATAGCGTGTTCTAAGGTGGCTTTGTTTTGGTTACCTCGTTGGAGGTATAACTCAGACGCTCTGCGTACTGTATTCTGTGAGAAGTAAACGTAAAACTCCTCACCATCTTGATTGCGATATATTGGTTTGCTAGGAATCAAAGCAGGACCCATTAAGATACGCTTATCTTGGTCGATAGTAGCAAACTTTACTCGGTGGTCTTTTAAGGCAACAAAATTCGATTCAATGGCGGGTGCTGATACTACGCTAATAGCATCAATGCCACTCGCTAATTGTGCCTCATCTAATACTAGTTCAACTATCTTCATGCCTTAGTAATCTTCGTTAATAGATTTCTTAATCATAGCCATGTCTGAGGAAATATCTTTACCTCCTGCATCCATGGTATTCACTATATCTTTGAGTATTTTATCCAACTCATCGGGCAATTTGATTCCTAGTTCTCTAGTGCCTTTTTCAATCTTTATAAAAGCACTGTATGCTTGGTTGTACCTACTGTCAATAGTGTCTCTCCTAATGCGAATCTCGGAAAAGTGTCTGTTGATTTCTTTCGCAGATGCTTTTGCTTTGTTTGCTAGTGCTTTTTGTTGGTTAACAAACATCTGAATGTCTTTAAGGTTTTGCTTAATATCATCCATGGCGTTAAACTCAACTTGTACCAATTTTTTCTGTGCCATTTCTAATAAAACTACTTACTCGGTTAGTGTTGCATTTTCTTGAGTACGCCTATCTAGGCTATCTGCTGACTTAACGTCTGTCTGAACTACGAATGCTCGGGCAGGTTTTTTCAACGTTTGGTTAAGGTCAGCCATGAGTTGTGCTTGGTTGTTGACCGCACCACCTATAAGGGACATACTTGGTCCCACAGATGCCGCACCTCCTTTAGGTATACTAGCACCCGTAAGTGATTCGACTTGGTTGGCTTGTTCTATTATGTTCTTGACGTTTGCCATACCCGATGCAATCACACCTGCCGCACCAACGTAACCGAGTACACCACCTTGGGCAAATGCCTTGGTAGCACCCACATAAGTATCTGCTATTGCTTGTGCGATTGAAATACCCATACCAATCTTTGAATCTTCACCCACTAATTGCTTGATGGCGTTTGCCGCACTCATATAGGTAGCATATTTATTCTCAGCAACTGCTTTATCGCTATCCTCCTTTGCTTTATCAATCGTTTTCTTCCTCTCTAATTCATCAGCATCTATCTCGGCTTGTTTGGTATTGTATTCTGCGAGATATTGCTCTTTCTCAAGTAAGGCATCTTGGTATGCTTGAGTACCCTCTTTGTACTGAGACAATTCAAGGTCAAACATCTTCATCTTAAGGTCGTACTCCTTTTGTAGTGTTTCTTCAACGATACGGGTTTTCTCCTCCTCACTTGTGGCTTTCAGAATGTTGGTTTCCATCTGCTGATTAAGGAGGTCTATTTCGCCTTGCATTGCCGTTGTCTGCAATTCGATTTTCTCCCTATTCAACGCCATCTCATTGGTGAGCATTTCTGACTTGAATCCTAGCACTTTAGCGTCAACTGCTTCTTGCTCTTTTTTGAGGTCGAGAATTTCCAACTCACGTTCAAAATTGTAACCAAGCATACTCTGTTGCTTTTGGAGGTTGTTAATTCTGTCTTGAAGGTTCTCTTTTTCCTTGGTTGCTTGTTCTTCAAGAATCTCACCTAGACGGATGTTTGCT